CTGCAAACGCAACAATGGATATTGATAATGAGAATGACAACTCAGAAGTAGGTAGCTTTATCGCAGCCCTTAAACAGACAATCTACATCCAACTGGACACGCCAGTCTGCATCATCACACACACCAACAAGACCATCAGTAAGTCAGACTCAGATGCCACAGCCCGTGGAGCATCAGCATTCACCGGTGATGCAACCCTGACCGGTGTTCTTTTTGAAGACGAGACCAAGACCCGCTACATGCGCCTGGTCAAAACCCGCTACCAGCCCAACTTCAGAGAAATCAAATTCAACTCAGATGTCTTTGCCGACACAGTCCTCGATGAAGACGGGGACATCCAAGAGCAGATGGTTCTTTTGGTCGTGCCAGCCAAGTCCTCGGAAGATGACCGAAGGCAGGCAGCCAACGACCGGCAGAACGACAAGAAACAACAACAGGTCCAAGATGCCGCAGACGCTGCCTGCAATTTTGTCCAGTCCATCATCAACGCCAAAGGCGCGGTCATCATGCGCAGAGGCTCTGGCCGGCCAAGTGTCCCAAAAGAAATGCAATCAATGCACCAGCTGGAGTGGGCTGACATCTACCAAGCAGTGCCAATGGCCGACCAAAGCTATGCGAGACGGGCCGTCAGCAGTGCCATCTTCCAGCGCTTTGCATTGGACCAAGTAAGCTCTGGATGGGTTCAAATAAAGTAAACCGGTAAACCGGTAGTAAACCGGTAGTAAACCGGTATACCGGTTTAGATAATGGCAGGTCTGTTGGTATAAGTGGGGGTCTTTAGACCCACTTATCCACAGGCCAATCTGGTCAGTTTTGATGGTCAGAAAAGTAAGGCGGTAAACCGGTAGATTTCCTTTGTCCATACCGGTTTACTTTTCACTGTTTTTGGAGGTTTTAGATGGTCCAACAAGTTGAGCAGTTATCCACAGGTTATCCACATTCTGAGGAATTGGTCGAAGATGAGCGCGTTTTCTGCCATCAGTGCAGTAAAGCGGTAGAAGTGGAGCAGCGCCAGTCCATGCCAGCCGAGCAGATGGAAAGGCACAGGAAGGTCAACGCAAAACCATTGCAGTGGATGTTTGACCAGGCAAAGGTTAAAGGTGGATGGGCAACAGTCACATGGTCCGAACACCAGTGCGGCCAGACCGGCCTTGCGGCATTTCCAACCGATGTCAAGCACCGGTGTCATATGTTCCAAGCCAAAGCCTCGGCAGTAGAATCCGAGGAATGGTGGTTGACTTAAAACGCAAACGAAAAAGCATTGAACACATTGACCAGGTCAAGGTGGTGCAACACTTTCGAGCGTTCTATCCGGACATCATCATTGCGGCAATACCTAATGGGGGCGACAGAACGGCCTCAGAGCGCGTCAGATTGCATTCTGAAGGGGTATTGGCAGGGATGCCTGATCTTTGTGTCCTAGAGCCTAAAAACGGGTTTCATGCGCTGTTTGTGGAGATGAAGACCAAGGCCGGAGTGGTCTCAGCCAAGCAAAGCGCTGTAAATTTGCAGTTAAATGCAAAAGGGTATCGAGCAGTGGTCGCTAGATCAGCTGCCGAAGCAATCAAAAAAATCGAGGAGTATCTGAATGGCACGCAACTCACTGGCTGAAATAGCCGACCAAGGCGCTGCAAACATTGCAGCAGCACAAGCCAGAAAAGCTGAAGTCAGCCTGGCCAACAAAGCTATCCACAAATTTGGTGGTGAGGATGCCGTAATCGAATTCATTGCATCGGGCGGCACGATCTCCGCACTGTGCAAGCTATTGGGGGTCGGGAACACCACGTTTGATCGTTGGCTGGAGAAAGGTGGCGAGACGCGCAGGACCGCCTACGCACGCGCACGTGTGCGCGCAGGGCAGAGTTTAGCAGAGCAAACCATCGATATTGCAGACGCTGCCACACCTCAAGAGGCGCAGGTGGCCAAGCTACGGGTGGACACAAGGCGCTGGCTGGCCTCCAAGCTCTCTGAAGAGTTCAGCGACAAGCAGCAACCACTGGTCAACATCGACCTCGGAAGCATGGCCCTTGACGCACTGCGTAAGCGCAGCGTGACTTTTGAGGATATGAATACCAAATGATTCAGCTACTTTATACAACGACCATTATGTTAAGTGGACAACTAGATATCCACAGAATTAAGTGAATCAAAGTATTACAAGCCTACTTATGCACAGGAATCTGTGGATAAGGTTGGCCAAAATCTGGGGGTAAGTCGGTGGTGGCCTGCTGGCGCCTGGTGGCCGCGACCCCCCCTTGGCCGGTTTGGCGGGGGCGACTGTGGCGGCACTAAACACCTACAAAAAAATTTTTTAAAAAAATAAAAAACGAACTTACCAAACAAGTCAAATTGTGCAAAAATGTCAACTCCACAAACAACGGAGAAAACGAATGAAATCTAAGCAAGCGACAGTGATACTCAAAGGTCAAGAGTGGATTGTCATCGACACTACTGAGACTAAAGACGGGAAAGTCTTCTGCACTTTAATGAGTCCAGACGGGCATACTGCTTTACACGCATGGGTCGATATTAACTTGATCGTGGGGATAATATGAATATTACGTTATTAACTAAAGTCAGGCAATTGTTTAATGTCGATTATGTGCCTGCGCATACTAATAGACATAATCAATTGCAATATATCAAGGCATTAAGGCAATTAGGTAATAGGTGGTTAATTCACCCTGATAATAAAATAAATAGAATCCAATGAAGAGTAATTTTGTCAATAACCATATTAGGTTGAATGGGAATGTGCATGGCCACAAGTTGCAGCTTTGTAATAAATGCGCTTTGAAAAAGCCACCAGAGGGTGGGGTTGAGATGAGTGCGACCAGGTGGTTGTGTGCATCATGCTGGACCAATAGGGTGACCAGTCAGAACTTAAAGGAGATGGCCAAATGACTGATTTATTGACAGCGATGCATTTGTCTGTGATGTTGTTGGACTTGAAGATCAGGATGATGGAGGCGATCAATGAGGAGAGGTTTGACCTGGCGATGACGTATCACTTGCTGATACTGGTGCGGACTGATGAGCTAGATGCGCATAAGTGGGCGATGAGTCCTAAAGCCTGGGCCATCTATGAGACTATCCACCCATGAGTAAAGAAAATGTGTTTGCTGCGTGGGTGGAGCGTTATCAGCCTGATCCGGTGCTATTTGTGCGGGAGGTGTTGGGGGTTGACCCTGACCCGTGGCAGGTGAAGTTTCTTGGGGCAATAGCCCGTGGGGATAGGAAGATAAGTGTCAGGAGTGGCCACGGGGTGGGCAAGAGTACGGCAAGCAGCTGGGCCATGCTCTGGTACTTTATGACTAGATCGCCAGTCAAGGTGGTGGTGACTGCACCGACAAGTAGTCAGCTGTATGACGCGATGTTTGCAGAGCTGAAGAGGTGGATCAATGCGATGCCACTTCCACTTCAAGGTCTATTGACTGTCAAGCAGGAGAGGATTGAATTCAATGCGGCCCCGACTGAGATGTTTATTTCGGCCAGGACAAGTCGGGCCGAGCAGCCAGAGGCTTTGCAGGGGATTCACTCGGAGAATGTGATGCTGGTGGCTGATGAGGCCAGTGGTGTGCCGGAGCAAGTGTTCGAGGCCGCGGCTGGAAGTATGTCGGGGCATAACGCGGTGACGCTGTTATTGGGGAATCCGGTGAGGTCTAGTGGGTTCTTTTACGACACCCACACGCGCCTGGCTGATGAGTGGACCACGTTTCAAGTGGCGTGTACGGACTCGCCAAGGGTGAGTGATGAGTACGTCAAAGAGATGGCCATGCGCTATGGCGAGGAAAGTAACGTCTACCGGATTCGCGTGATCGGTGAATTCCCCAAGGGCGATGACGACACTGTGATTGCCATGGATTTGCTGGAGAGCGCGGTCAACAGGGATGTGGCGCCAAGTGAGTACGCGCCCATGATCTGGGGCTTGGATGTGGCGCGGTTTGGATCAGACAGGTCAGCGCTGTGCAAAAGGCAGGGGAATGCGGTGACTGAGAACATTAAGACATGGAAAAACTTGGACCTGATGCAATTGACTGGGGCTGTGGTGGCTGAGTACCAGGCGCTGCCACCAAGCCAGCAGCCAAGGGAAATACTGGTCGATTCGATTGGCCTTGGCGCTGGGGTGGTGGACAGGTTGAGAGAGCTGGGCCTGCCGGCCAGAGGCATCAATGTGTCCGAGTCCCCAGCCATGGGCGGGACTTACAGGAATCTCAAGGCAGAGCTTTGGTACAGGGCGAGAGCCTGGCTTGAGGCGCGGGACTGTAAGATGCCAAAGGATGATGTGCTGATTGCAGAGCTGGCCACAGTGCGGTACAACTTTACCAGTAACGGCAAGATCGCCATTGAGGGTAAAGATGAGATCAAGAGACGCGGCCTGCCAAGTCCTGACAAGGCTGATGCCTTTGTCCTGACGTTTGCGTCTGATGCGGTGATGGGGATGTATGGCAGCAGTGGCTCAAGTAAGTGGAGCCAGCCATTGCGCAGAAACCTGTCGCGGGTTGCATAATTCACACATCCACAACCAAGAGGTAAAGCAATGGCTACTTTAAAACGCACCATGGATCAGGTCATGGACAGGGAAGAGGGCGAGGACATGAGCGCAGGCGAGAACTGCCCATTGCCCACGCAAGACATTACGCTGAACTTAAAGAACCGCGCCAAGGCAATCACCAGCGCGGCCTATGGTCCTGAGAATCCAAAGCTGCCTAATGAGGCTTTTTGGCGCAAGAAGTCAGACCAGTGGGATGTCAGCATTGAGGACTCAAAGAAAAGCCTATGCGGTAACTGCGCGGCATTCAATGTGTCTGATAATCTGAAAGAGTGCATTGCCCAAGGTATTGGCATGGAAGCAGACCCTTGGGGAACAATCAAGTTGGCCGATCTGGGTTACTGCGAAATCTTTGATTTCAAGTGCGCAGCAAGCAGAACTTGCGATGCATGGGTGGTGGGTGGCCCCAATACGGGTGAGCAGGGCGGTGAAGAATCTGAAAACTATGAAGAGGATGAATCATGAAAGCTGGACTTTACGCAAACATTAACGCAAAACAAGAGCGCATCAAGGCAGGCAGCAAAGAGAAGATGCGCAAGCCAGGTAGCAAGGGTGCGCCAAGTGCTGCCGACTTCAAAGCCGCGGCCAAGACTGCAAAGAAGCCAAAGAAATGAAGACACCGGCTTGGCAACGTAAGGAGGGCAAGTCACCCTCTGGCGGGTTAAACGCCAAGGGCCGTGCCAGTGCGAAGGCGCAGGGCATGGACCTCAAGGCGCCAGTCAAGGCAGGCGACAACCCAAGGCGCGCCAGCTTCTTGGCACGCATGGGCAATATGCCTGGTCCTGAGATGAAGGGCGGTGAGCCAACTAGGCTGCTGCTGTCATTGAAGGCATGGGGCGCAAGCTCCAAGGCCGATGCCAAATCTAAGGCGGCTGCGATCAGTGCCAGGAATAAGGCAAAGAAGTGATCTGTCCGATTGTCATTGCCACTGTCAAGGGCCAAGGTCTGGCCGTGTTGCTGGAATCAATCAAGCAATACGCGCCAGAGTGTCCGGTTTATCTGCGCGGCCCTGAGTCGGTGATTGAGAGGTTTGAGGCTGACTACAAAATCTATGGCCAGCCAAACAGCTTTGGCGAGGACTACAACGAGGTGATTGAGGCAGCGCTTAAGGACTGGTCAGCCTGCATTGTGGCCAATGACGACATCGTGCTGACGCCCACCAGCGTGAAGACGCTGATGGAAGATGTGCAGATTATCAAGACCATGAACAGCGTGAAGGCTGGGTGGGTGGCATCGAGGACTGATGCGGCTCGGCCTTGTCAGAATGTGCGGATCAGCGACCCTAATGAGAATTTGTATTTTTACAAATACCCATCAGAGTCGCACATCAAGATGGCCGAGGAGGTCAGCCCAATCTTTGCATGGATATCAAGTGATGCATTTGAGCAGGCAAAGTTTCCCCCTCTCAATTGGTACAGCGATGATGTTCATTGTAGGGACTTGATTGAAAAAGGATACTCACATTTTGTGAGCGCCAGTTATGTTCATCACATTGGCTCAAATACCATCGGTTTTAATGCCCAAAAGCTCCACGAAGACGCGCTACCATGGCTCAAAGAAAATCGACCTACCTATGCGAGTGCCTGGTTTGATTCTTAACTTGGGGTCCGGCAAGGACTGGAATCCTGAGTATCTGAATGCAGATATACAGGCCAGCAAGACGCCAGACTGGCTGGTGGATATCAGCGACATCAAATGGGGCGACACGCTGGAAACTAGGTTTGGCCAGCTGGAAGTTGTGCCAGGAATGTTTGAAACGATTCTGGCCAATGATGTGCTGGAACACATCCTCAATCTGGTCGATGCCATGACAAACTGCAAAGAGCTGCTGAAGGTGGGCGGTGAGATGCGGATTCATGTGCCGTATGACTTAAGCCTTGGCGCCTGGCAAGACCCGACCCATGTCAGGGCATTTAACGAGAACTCATGGCGGTACTACACCGACTGGCACTGGTACTTGGGCTGGCCCGACCGGTTTGAGCTGACAACGCTAGAAATGAGGCTCTCAAAGGTGGGAGAATCATTAGAATTGCCCCATGACGAAATTATCCGCACCCCACGGGCTGTGGACTCTATGTATGTGGTTCTCACAAAGGTTAAACCATGATCGATAACATGACTGAAAATTTATCCACCGACATTGCAGCCACCGAGCCAATGGATGATGCGGAACTGCAAGCGATCATCACGCAAGACCTGACCGATGCGGTGAGCTATGTTGACAGTGATCTGTCACCCACACGCGCCAAGGGGACTGAATACTATCGCGGTGATTTATTTGGCAATGAGGTCGAAGGCAACAGCAAGGTGGTGGCCATGGAGGTGCGGGACACTGTCTCGGCCATGCTGCCAAGCCTGATGCGTGTTTTCTTTAATTCTGAAAATGTGGTCGAGTTTGCACCCCGTGGACCAGAAGATGTGAAGATGGCGCAGCAGGCGACCGACTACGCCAACTATGTATTTCAGAACGACAACAACGGGTTTTTGGCGACCTATGCAATTTTTAAGGATGCACTGGTTCGCAAATGCGGAATAGCCAAATTCTGGTGGGAAGATGATGAGAAGGTCCGGATTGAAGAGTACACCGGCCTTGATGACCAGACGCTAGAGATGCTGATGCAAGAGCCTGGTGGCGAGGTCAAGATCATTACGTCTTACCCTGACCCTGCTATTGACGAGGCGCAGCTCACAACTGTTGACCCGATGACTGGAGCACCAATGGTGATGCCTGCGCCCATGATCCATGATGTGCAGATCAAGCGCATCACAAAGGATGGCCGGATCAAGATCATGGCCGTGCCGCCCGAAGAGCTGCTACTGGACAGACGCGCTAGATCGTTTGACGATTCGACCATCATTGCCCACCGGCAGATGGCCACCATGGCCGACCTGATTGCCATGGGCTATGACCAGGATGAGATTGAAGAGAATCTGTCAACGACAGACCTAGACAGCAATGATGAGTATTTGGCGCGCCAGCCATTGAGTACCACTTTTGGCACAAATGACGCGGCCAACCCGATGATGCGCAGGGTGCTGTACATCGAGGCTTATTCCCGCGTTGACTTTGATGGTGATGGCATTGCAGAGCTTAGAAAAGTCTGCTGCATGGGTGGAGGTTACAAGGTGGTGCGTAATCTGC